TCCTTAGTTAGGCCTTTAGACCAATACGCAAATAGCGCAAGGTTATCGGGGTTTGCCCACCTACAGGAACTACAGTTAGTGAAACTGTATCCCCTGCTCTAGACACGGAGATGGTGCCAATATTCCCATCATTGTCTACTGTTCCATATTCACTGACACTTACATCTGTATTGTCAGGGACTATAGTTAATTCTGTTGCCCAGTATTTATTTGAGCCACCAGAAGTCTTTTTAATTGAGATCAAATAGTTAACTGATCTCCATTCGCTGGCAAGGAAGTTATCAAAAATTGTTGAATTTTCAATGCCGTTGATAGTTACTTCATTATTACCATCAGAACCTAAGTCTGTTGATCGTGCAGAAGTGCTGTCAATCAAATCTTCATAGTTTGTTTGACTTGGACGGTCACCTGTTTGGAAAAGGGACTTGATACTCGTGATTGATAACTTAGCCATGTATGTATTATAACATAATTATTTATTGATTTTAAATAATCCAGTTAGAGAAACCAATAACTTGGATTCCAATTCCTGGGGGATTTGAAGCAGTAGAACCCTCAATACCTATAGTAGTAAACCTAACTCTAAAAGGCAAAATTGAAGCAATTGTAGTTAGTGTTGCTGAATACTTTATTTGTGTTAGTGGATGATCTACGGCTGTTGGTATTGTAGTTCTGTTTCTGTAATCATCAATAATTACAGCACTTGCCATTAGTCAGTTACATCCTCAATAATTATCATTTTACCCTGGCAAACTGTCCATACTCTATCAGCATCAGAAAGTTCAATATCAAACACATCGCCAGTTCTAAGTTGTTGGGTTTCGGCTGCTGTTAATGAAACTGTAAATTCTCCATCACCATCGTTTGGTGTTACGCCAGGAACAATAGAAAATATGTTTCCAGCCGAATCTTGATCTATGTTGCCTGCAATGTCTGGGCGTCTAAATTGACAACGAATGTCCCAATCACCAATTACAAGAGGATCTTTATTATCATCTGTTGTATAAACTCTAAATGCAGCAGTATCGCCTTTAACAACAGTCCAACTAACAATTGGTGGTCTTAAACCAACATCGTAAGCGTCTTTAACTTCTTGCCCTCTATATGTAGCCATAGTTCTTTTATTATATCATATAAGTAATCATATATTTTGTTATCAAATTGTTATAATCATAAAGGACAAAACGGACATTAATGTTGTACTCATTAGTAGATTGTGTTATACTAGATTATGAGACCAAACAAGGTCTCATTCGTTTCTTAGGAGGTAAAAACTATGAGAGAAACAAAAGTGTGGTTAGGGGTAATGTTGTTGGTGGTTTCATCTGCTGTTTTTGCAAACAATGCAAATGCTACAACCAAGAATAATTTACTAAGTAAATCTGCTTCATTTGACTATACCGCTCCCAAGGCGGTTTTTTTGGTTTCTAAAGCAGAAATATTAAAAAAGTATGAAAATGCACCAACTCTTTCAGACAAGGATTTGGCGCTGGTTTTAAAGGCGGTAGGGTTTAAAGGTCAGGACTTAAAAGAGGCCTGGGCAATAGCAAAGAAAGAATCTAATGGGCAACCAATCAGATTCAATGGCAATACAAAAACAGGAGATAGTTCTTATGGACTATTTCAGATTAACATGATTAGTGATCTAGGTCCAGAGCGTCGTGATAAGTTTAATCTCACTACAAACTTTGATCTATTGAATCCAGTCATTAATGCAAAAATTGCATACCACATGAGCGATGGTGGCAAAGACTGGTCTGCTTGGCATGGAATAACAGCCAAGACTAAACAGTTGATGGAAAAATTTCCAGCAAACATAATTTAAAGTAAAATAAAAAATCCCCCTTGGCTATATGCCTTGGGGGTATTTTTTTATTATTTTTTTTAATTAATCAACATTAATTATAATAATTTCAGATGCTTTATCGCCTTCTGGTGCAATAACCCATTCTTGAGAGTTATTGTCCCAATTATAAACTTTTCCATCTTGTGGATAGGAAACAGGAGGAACATGGTGTCCAACTTCTTCGTTATATACCCATCCACTCATCTTACTTAATTCTTCTGCAATCGCATTCATCTGTGCATCAATTTCTTCTTGTGGAATTTCTACTGAATTTCTAGAAAAAGTTTGAGTTGTAGAATCATAGATATCTCCATAATCTGCTAATTGTTTTCCATCATCACCTGTTACATTAACAATAATTGGTTCACTTAAAAGTATTGCAGCAAGTCTTTCGTTAATATATAAAACATCTATAACTTCTTCATCAATAATAAATGCAATTTTATGCAAAAATTCTTGATCTGATCCATCTTCTATTGTTGGTAATACACCATCCCTAGAAAATGATCCATCTTGTGAATTATACTTATCTCCAACAAAACCTAACTGGTTTCCATTTTCATCTGCTGCATTAGCAATTATTGGATTAGAAAGAAGAATATTTGCTATTCTGCCATCTGTATGCAAAACATCCACTACTTTATCATCAATAATCAATGCAACATCATACGGTGGCTTATTGTTATCTGTCATTATATCTCCTTAGTTATGCTTATTGGTATTCTCTGCCATTTTCCTACAGGACATTCTGAGTTTGGCAATTTTACTTTTGCTGACATAAAACATCCACATTCTTTACAACTTTTTGTTGTTTTAATGAAGTGCTCACAGCCCTCACAAATTGATAAACGTTTTTCAGCAATTTCTGGTTTTACTCTTCCAACATTTTTATTGAAAAGGTCCCATGGTCTTGCTGGTCTATCATTTATATTTTTCATATTACTCCCCTTGTATTATGAAACAGTACCTATAAAGTTATCAACAGATGATCCTTGGTTTGTTCCGCCATCACCTTTGAATACTCCAAAGTAATTTGTTTTTACAGCAGTTGCATCTGTATAATTTGAAGAATGGTATGTAGTTCCACCCTTATTTGCTGCTGAATATACTGCATAGTTAATTTGATTTCCAGAAGTAGATATACCAATTGAGCCAGGACTTTGATATGCGCTTTGGTTTGTATTATATTGAGTATCTACTACTGCAGAACCGTTTTTAATTAGTTTAAAATTAGAAATATAGTTTGTGTACGGAATAGTTTGATTTGATGTACAGTTATATGAAGTACCGCTGTTGCAACTAGCACCACATGCCCCTCTAGCAGATACCTGGCAATAGAATGCGTAGTAATTTGAGTCTGCTGGGTTACCGTAATACAAATTATATCCTTGACAACAACTATAGACACAAGAATAGTATGTGCTAGTATTATTACCGCTGCAACAGGTTGCACAATATCCACCAGTTTGTGAGCAACCACCAGTACATGTTGTATTTGATCCACTTGTTGTTGAGTGTTTTACTGTTGCTGCCCAGTAATTACTTGCATCTGTTACCCAAAATGCTGGTCCTACTCCGCCAGTATTTAATGTGTCAACTTGAAGATTTGTAATATTTTTTGCCTTAAGGTAAATTGTTGCAATATTGTTATCTGAAGCAGTGCTATCAGATTTTCCATACGTTCCATCTGTATACCAAGTTCCTTTTATATTTGACCATGTCATAGAGTTTGTACTAGTTGATCCCATATTCCCAGATGTTGTTCTATTAAAGTTATCTGTATCTGTTAAATAATATGTTCCAGTTGTTACAGCAGTAGATGAAGCAGATACATTTCCGGTTCTAGAGTTAGTGTTTGTTCCTGAAACCGTAAATGTATATGTTGTTGCTTCGCTTGTTAACTCTATTGATATTGGACTAGAAGATCCAGTAGCGGTTATTCCTCCTGGACTAGATGTTACTGTGTATGTTGTTGCTGCTCCGCCTTTTGTGGCTGGTGTAAATGGCACAGAAGCAATAAGATAAGTTAATGTTGGTGTTCCAAGTGTAGGTGGATTTGGAACGTCTACAATTTTTGATCCGCCTGCTGAGCCATCATTATATTTCTTACCTGTAAGGTTAGAATCACTTGCTTTTCTTATTGCCATTTTTTACCTCAATCTTTAATTAGGAAAGTTCTGAACCAAATGCTGCAAATGAAAGATCTGCAGATGAAGCATAAACACGAACTACATCGCCTGCTGCAAGAGTAAGGCCAAGAGTTAACATGATTGAATCTGATGCTGCTACTGTTGCTCCGTAAACAATCCAGTGCTTTGCTGCTGTTGAACCATCCGCTGCAGGGCGTACTGCAATTCTGTATGTCTGTGAACTACCTGCTTGGTTACATACTGAAATAGTAGAAACCACAGTAGATGTGCTTGATGGAACTGTGTAAAGAGTTGACTCGGTTGTAGCAGCGGGGTTAGATTGCGCTAATACCTTATATGTTGTTGCCATGATTGGCTCCTATCTGTATACTTTCATATTGTATCATACATTTATTAACAACCCATCATCATCATGATATCTGGCATAAAGTCTATGCTTTGTCCAAGTTCAACATCTACATTATTTATGTTAATTGATGAATTTGTTAATGAGGAGTTCCCAACATTTGTAATAGTATTTGTTAAGCCACTTATTGATTTATTGGAAAAAGTTATAGAATTACTTAAAGTTACTTCTGGTGCTGCCCATTCAAGACCTGTTGCAGTTCCTGAGTTTGCAGTTAAAACTTTTCCATTGGTGCCAACTGCAAGGGCTAAAGGGGTTGATGCAGAAGAAGCACTAATCAGTGTTCCTTTTGCTGCTAAAACCGAAGGAGAAATTCTATCAAGTGCGGTAATTTGATTTTGAAGGTCATTGATTGTGTAGGCAATAGATGGGCTTACAAGGTTTGAAGGGTTTGTTTCATTAATATCAAAATCATAAGTTCCATAATGATAGACTCTTATTGCTGCCTGAATGTCTGCAGCATCAGCGTAACCTGGTATTTTTGTGGGGACTAATTCGCCAATAGTTTCAGTTGCCATATTTTCACCTCTTAAAGATTATACCACCGTTGTGTTTACTGAAATAAACAAATATACGGATACATCTGTTGCTGTAAGTGCTTGCCAAGAGCCAGAGTATTTCATTGCTTTGAGTGTTATTGCAAGGTTTGAACCAGAGACTTGAATGTTAGATATTGAAGAAGAAACTAGATCTGAATATTTAATATCGTGTTGAACATTAAAATTTGACGCAACTAATGGTGCTCCAGTAACAGTAACTATGGATGAAATTGGAATTAGTATTGTTCCCGAAGTACCAGATGTAAAATCAACTGTTGTATCTAATCTTGCATGGAGTGCTGGGTTAACCTTTAATATTGATTCCCATTGGTTTGCTCCAGGTACCGAGATATACTGATACATATAAGAATAGTCAGTACCAGGTGATACATTTATATATAAATCATTTAAGTAAATAGTTTCTGTAAAATTTTTTGTGTTTGGATCCCCAGTTCCAACAAATACTTTGCTTCCTCTTTGTCCTGTTGGACCAATATCAACTGAAACCTCTATAACGTCTGGTGGGGCAATAATAGCAAGATCATCAATATTTACTGGTATAGAAAGTGACATTACTATGCTGCTCCAGAAACATCGTCTGTTACGGTTATTGTTCCTGTTACCAAAGTGTGAGTAATTCCAGTAGTATCAATTATTTCAACATCGTATACATAAGAACCAGGGGTCAGGGTTCTTCCAACGGTTGGTGTTATTTTACATGTAACAATATCAGTTGTGGAGTTAACAACAGCAGAAGCAATTTTTTGTGTTCCCGCAGATCCTCTTACATTGGCAATAATAAATTTTGCACTTGATCCAGCACCAGTATATGAGTCTAAAGAAAATGTTGTTCCATTTGCAGATTTTGGACTAATGACAAACTCAAAAGTGTCACCACGATAGTAACTAAAATTATATGTACCTGGAAATGCCATTATTCCTCCTACCTCATTATACCATTAAGAAACCGAAATGTACATGCCTTTTAGCATAATGGTACTTTCGCTATCTGCTCTTGCTTGAATGATTGCACCTTCGGACCTAATCTTTGATAGATCAACATATAATGTTTGAGAAACAGACATTTCGTACGGATACTTATATTTTAGCATTCCAATATACCCAGTAGGTGACTCTACTTTTGGTATATAAGTTCTGATCCATGCTTCTGTGCTATTGGTGTCTGTTGTAAGGGCTATGTCATACCTTATGTCTACTCTTGCCCCCACTTTTAATTGTTTAAAATTAATTCTTTGAGTTACTGAATTCCAAAGAGATACTGATCCTGATGGAAGAAATTTTAAAATATTGTTATCCATGTCGTCATCCATTAAAATATCTACCCAGCCGTCGTCTCCTCTGTCTGGACCAAGAAATAATGGTTTTTTATTTTTATTTTGATAATATGCCCACCCTGGATATTGTCCTGATGGACTATCATATCCTTCTCCACCACCACGACCAGGTTCTCCTCTAGGCCCTTGCGGACCTTCTTTGCCTTCTTTTCCGTCCTTGCCAGGAATTCCTCTATCGCCCTTTTCACCTTGTGGTCCTGGAGGTCCTGCGGGCCCAATATCACCTTTTTCACCTTGTATTCCTGGTACGGCAATATACTCAGTATTACTTAGTTCTGTGCTTTTGGTTGATTTGATTGCTTCTGCATATCGTGCTTTTGGAGCATCCATATTTTTTGATATGGCCATTTGCTATTTCTTAACTTTAAAAATTGTACCGTTTATCTTTATTAGTGGGGGCAGTTTAACATTGCTGTCATTAATTTTTATTATCATTTAAGATATCCCACTCGTAGTTCTTGTGCTTGCTGGAGAAACATCTCCTAATACGCATATTGTTCCAATGACTGGAGTCCAAGTCATTACTGAAGGTCCATCTGGAACTACCGCCTGTAAATCAAAAGTAAGTTCTGCAACAACAGTTTTATATTTTGTTCCCCAGTTTACTGTAACATCTGCTGGCGCAGTTACTGTTATTACACTGCCATCTCTTGTTACTGTAAGTTCATCTAAAACCTCTGCAGATGGGTCATATGCTGTTGCTGAGAATGTCCATCCTTCTGTGTCAAATTCTGTAATTTCATCATTTTCAAGAAGAGATACTGTAAAAGAAGCAGAGTCACCACGAACAACAGTCCATTGTATATTTGCGGGGGTGGCCCCAAATTTTTCTATTGTCGGTGAGCACATATCATTGATTATACCATAATAAGTAGGATTGACTCCTAGGGGCAGTGGGGTGGGTAGAGAGCAACCTAGGAGCCAATCATCATGATTATAACATTCATTTATATAACAGTTAGTAAACATCGTACACCAGTATATTAATTAGTAACAAAAAGTTATAATTAAGTATTTAAAAATACAATGCCAGAGTGTATTGAAATTGTTATCAAAGAGTTATAAATAGATACATACTAAATGTTCGTTTTGTCTCAATAGTCCAGGGTATTGATAGTGTATACTTAAAAATATAAAGAAAAGAAATAACTAACTAGTAAGTTATATATATATATTATATACTATATAAGGGGATAGATGAAAATTAGAAAGTCACAAGAGATACTGTTTTATCCAGTAGATGAACACGCTGCAAGTTATTCAGAACCCCCACAACCAGCATTAAAATTTATTCCAGAGTGGCATAAGAATTTGCCAAAATACAGCGAAGGAACAAATTTTTTTAACTACGGTGGCTATGCAAATAATTTAACAGTAAAATCTTGTTTGCCAGTAACTGATGCTTTTACCTCTGGTTACATAATTTCTTCTTTTTGCGATATGCAAGTAAGTAGAAACCATGCAGGAGAAGTTCAGATTACTTGGTCTTTAAATAGTCAAAATGTTTCTCCACAAGTAAGTCAAAGTAATCAACCAGGTAAACACAATTTTGCAAATATTGAGGGATATGATAATTCAGATTTTAGTTGGCTTCCAACATGGTGCATAAAAACACCTAAAGGATATAGTTCTATGTTTATTCACCCATTAAACAGAAATGATCTTCCTTTTTATACCATAGGCGGTGTTATTGATACAGATGGTTGGGGAGATGCTGGAAAACATCCTTTTATGTTTAAAAAAGGATGGGAAGGAATAATTCCATTAGGAACACCTTTAATTCAGGTAATACCTTTTAAGAGAGAAGACTGGAAATCTATAGCAGATGCTTCAATGACAAAAGAATATTTAAAAAAAATAACAAAAAGAGATAAACAATTTAAAGATTATTATAAAATAAATCATTGGAAATCAAAAAAATATCGTTAATTATTTAGCACGAGAAACATACTCAAGTAATACATCGTACATATGATCTAGTTTATCACTAGTTGCTTTACGAAGTTGTTTTGCTTCTTCTTGTTCTGCCTTAATTGATTTAATTTCATCACGCATACTGGTTCCGCCGTTAGTTTTAGTCTCGGCACGGATATCGCAAACTGCTTCGTGAATAGGTTTGATCTGAGCCTGTATATACCAACGAATTGATCCAACTATAATCGCTCCAATTGAAAGTAAAGCAAGAATAAATTGAGCCCAATCGGTAGTGGTCATAATAGTGTTATTGTATCATTATTTAAGATTAAATAAATAAATATAGAGTTCGCCCGATAGCACTTCGCCGATTTTAAGTTCGCCGAAATAGAGGTTATCAAACCACCTATGTACAAACCCTGCATTAATAATGCTGTATGTACACGTATTGGTAACAAATTGTTATATTGGACAAATAAGGCTTGATAGGATACAATTGAGTAATGGTAGATAGCATCAAAGATACACTTAAACTTTTTCTTATTAGCAAACTTAGGCTTCATCACATGCTATACCGACTACCTGCGATCTCTGAATTTCTAGAAGAACTTATTGCTGAAGCCTTGCAGGAAAATGGATACCCTAATGACTGGAAGCCAAATCGTTCTCATACTGTGTCCAAAGATCTAACCCTAAATGAGGGGAAGTCTTTCTCAATTAAGTCGGGGATTTATGATCCAAAAAAGAAAACTCTAAAATTTTCGGGGAGTAGATTAGGTAAGCACAACACTATAGAAGCAATGGTAGAAAGCATAGACAATACTCACGCAGACTTCTACATATGCCTTGCAAAAGCCTCTGAGGACTGGTCTAACATCCCAGGAAAGGAAGACCCTAAGACATACTACCTATTTGTATTTGAGGCTTCCAAATTAGACTATAATGGGGTTTGGGGAGTTAAAGAATCCAAGAAGGGTGGTTTTAAATACGTGATTGACAAACCAGGCATGCATGCTAAGATTGCACCTTCTATGTCATATCAACTCTGGACTACTGTGGATTCATCTATTATTGGCGATCCAGAGAAGTTGGTTATATGAGCGATGATGTTACTATAGGTGATTGGCTTAATCCTCTTACGCCTAGAGCCAGTGATGATCTGGCTGAATACCGTTTGAAAATTTGTCAAGGTTGTGAGTTCTTTAAAAAGAATGGTTCCCGCTGCAAGAAATGTAATTGTTTTATGAAGGCTAAAACCTCTCTTGAGCAAGCCAAATGTCCTATTGGTAAGTGGTAATGCGAAACTGGCAAAACAAAGACTGGCTTACAAACCAGTATATTACTATGGGGCGTAGCGTTGCATGGATAGCAGATAGTGTTAAGGTTCATCCAGATATAATTAAGTTTTATCTTAATCAGTTTGATATTTACCGTGCCCTGCCAAAATGCAAACATGGTATGATTATTTGTGAGAGATGTAATAAGGAGCAGAAATGAATAAAGATCCCATAATTGTTTATTGGGCCCCTGCAATTAATAATGATGATTCTCATCCTGATTTTGGATTTTGGTATCCATCTCCAAAGCAGTTATTTAACACTCTTAGAGAAAAAAGAACAGATGGAACAGATAATGCTTCAGTTTTTTCTTGTCCTGCATTTAGTGAATTAACTAAAAGCACAGTAGTATTCAATAGCCCAATGTCTTGTTCTTATGAGTTTGATACTACAGACATTACAAACCCTACAGTTAAAGCAACAAGCAAAAATTTTATAGGTGCAAGATATGTTAGACCACCGTATATTCAAGATGGACCATTACTACACTTTAATCTATATTATATATTTTTTGCAACTGAGCCAGTAGAGGCTTTATTTACTTCACCTTATTTTCATAAACCAGAACATTCAAAAGATGGATCTGTTATTCCTGGAAAATTTGATATAGGACAATGGTTTAGGCCATATAACTTTGAAGTACAAATGTGGAACACAAAAGGCGAATTTCACCTAAAAGAACAAGAGCCAATGTTTTATGTAGAGTTTAAAACAGATAGACCAATTATTTTAAAACAATTTAATCATACGCAAGAGTTACATAGAATTTCAGATGCTTGTGTTGCTACAACAGATATGTTTGGAAGAGGACAGTCATTACTTTCTAGATACTTTAGGTTCCGTGATACTGGAATGAAATATAAAACATTAAAGTTAATTGAAGAAAATGTGCTTGAAGGTTCTGAATTGAAACTTGGAAAAGAGTAAAGATGAATATTATTGATTTTGTTGCATTAAGTGATATTGATGAAACCTATATGCCCGTTCCCAGCAGTAAGGTTATCCCTAATTGGTACAAGAACATGCAGCCTTATGTTTCTGAGTTGAAGCACCCAACAACTATGACTGTAAAGAAGTGTATTCCAGTCTTTGATGCAATAACAAGTGGATACACAATTCTGTTGCATGCAGACTTAAATGTAAGATTTATTGAAGAAAATGGAGAAAGAAAACAAATCACAGAGTGGAGCAACTTAGTAAAAGATCCAATTATATCTTCACATGATTTTGTTCAGTTCTCAGAGTACCCAGGAGTTCCTAAAGGTGTAGATGCCTTAAAGTATATAAGTCCATTTGGCATTGTAACTCCGCCAGGATATTCTTGTTTGTTTACACAGCCAATGCATCAAGACTATAGCCCAATAAAAATCTTTGAAGGAATTGTTGATACAGATAAAGAACATAAAGTATTTTTCCCATTTGTATACAAGAATCCACATTTCCAAGGTGTAATTCCTGCAGGAACGCCTATTGTTCAGGTAATTCCGTTTAAGCGTGAAAGTTGGAAAGCAAGACTAAATGATGAAAAGGCTTTAAAGACTGTTACTAAACAAGCAAATAAAATAGGATCTTCAATGTTTAATCAATATAGAAATACTTGGTGGAGCCGTAAAGAATACCGTTAATGGTAATCTTTTTTCTTCCATTGAGTCTTTTTGTACCAGTCTCCAGCAAATGAGGATCTAAATAGATACAGAGATTTTCTCCAGTCATCTTTTAGTAAGGACTCATCATTTTCCGCTTCCCATGATTCTCTTTTTATAGGTACAACTTGTGCAAATGGAGTACCTTTTGGTATTACTCCCTCAAAATTTGACTTTAAGAAAAATGGCATTATGCCACTACTCATTGCAATGTCATCAGAATCAACAACCCCTGTCAATGTGTAGAATGGAAGATCATGCCTATTAAACGGATGCGTTATTAATAAACTATATCCTTTTGGTGTTTTTAAGTGAAAGCCATTCATCCATGCAAAGTGAATATTATGATATCCATCTGGCAATGGCATTAGTCCTCCATTCAGGCTTTCTCTTGCTGTTATAAGTTCATAGGGCATTTTTATATCAGGCATCTGCCCTGGAATTAATCTTACGTCAATATCGCATATGGTTGTTAGCATATATCCAGTTAAAAATGAATCAGTAAATGTTGCACAATTTTTAAAATTCTTTTTATCGTCAGGTTTACCAATTTTTAATGTTGGTGTATCTTTAAACCATTTAGGAATAAGTGATTTTGCTGGAAACAACATGTTGGCATGTTTGAGTTCTTCATTAAGTGGGTTTTCTGGATTCAAAGAAGATACCGCAAATTTTATTTTTTTTGTCATTTTATTCTTTCTGCTATATATTGAGTATAGCATAATAGTTTATTATTTACAAGAGCAGTTAATGCAGCACTCTTCTTGGAATATCTTTAGTGCCAAACCATTATTGACCACATGCTTATCCCAGATAATATCGTGTGTGGGAGTACCGCATTTATTGCATGATCCAGGGTTGGTGTAATTGTAGATATGTTCGCAAAAGGCCATAATTCATTATACTGCAAAATCTGAAAAATTTTATAAATTCAGTTTTCACAAAATCTGAATATTTTTACCAAGTGTACGATACATAAAATAAAAACAAAAAACCACAAAAAATAGTGAGCACATATAGCACTCACTAGATTTGTGGGATTTTTTCTATGCTTGACCTTGCAAGTATCCGTCAATGCCTAGCAAGTCACATGTTATTTTAACACGTTGATTCTTGTGTAGCGTTGAGCGATAGAGATCAATGAATTCATAAACCTCTTGCTTAGACATGAGATTCATATCTCTTGTGTTACCTTGCATTGATGTAATTGTTAATTTCATTTAATTGTATACCTTTTCTACTAGCGCACTTACCTGTGCATAGATGTTAGCATGGTCATAACATACCTTCTCTGTAGGTATGCCTAAAATAAAGGCATCAGTGCCTGAATATACTAGCGATGTTGATTCGCAATCTGTAATAATACACTTCATTTATTCTGTCCAATCTAATACTAGTTCATCGTTTAATTCATTCACGCAATCGCATGATTCTACATCGTAATTATTGTTATCCCCGAAGAAAATAAACCCTGCCCCTTGACATTCATCGCAAGGGATAATCATCATGTCATTTATCATTTAGATATTTTCCAATCTGTCCACATAGGCAAACGCTCAGGGTCTGAGTCGTTATACCAACGCTCAATATTTTGTTCGCATACCTCGCAGAATGTGAATTGGTCATCATTCACCTCTGAGATAGCGGACTTGTTAGGTGTGTGCTTAGCACACTGTGTTATTGTTAATGTAGTCATTTTAGACCACCTTTCTTTATTTGATACTAGTATCCTATCAGATACCACTGACATTTTGGGGGACTTTCCACCCTGTGTCGTTGTGATTTAGGTCACTTATTTGCTAGGCTCATCCTCTACTTGAGGCTTACTTGCTAGGCTCGTGACCTGCTTCTTTATTTTTTTGTATAATGGAATTATAGCAGAGATAAGCCCAAAAGTCAAGTCCTGACACGGCGTGTCGTGTGTGATTTAGCCCACAGGGGCCGGGAAAAATGTGGTGTATATCACATATCCCAAATGTCCGTTTTGCTATACCTTGTGGTGATAATCTACTTGACATAATGTATGCTCATGTCAGACCCCCCTGCTATAATTCTAGTATAAAGAAAGTTGCTAAAGGTTAGCAAATTAGAAAGGAGTTCAAATGAACTCAATTAAACTACAGTACTCAATAGAGTACTTAAACGGTAATAGAGGTAATACCTCTGGAATCCTCTTCAATACAGAAGAGCAGGCTTGGGGTTTCTTAGACCTTCAGGCAGAAAGAGGTACTATCCTAACCGCTAGTATCTCCGATGTACCTACACCACCTCAGCGTGTAGTGTATGCAACTACTAGAAGTTGGGAGTAGTCCTAATGAATAGAATAGAATTAGAAAACTATCTAGCAGATGAGCAGATAGACCCACTAGCAAAAATGCTAGATGACCTTATCAAGAAAGGTAGTTACACAAAATGAGTAACTTCATAAATGTAAAATCAATTTGCGGAAACGCTTCTACTTCTGTTGATGTACAAGATCTAAACTTAAATACTAACGGCATTGTCTGTTGTGATAATTGTAAATCAATTTTAATGTGTCGCAACGCATGGAATTTTTTATATAAATAAAAATCCCGGCGCT